CGGCTCTGGAGAGGTCGGCTCTGGATAGACTTGTGAGTTCGATTTCTGGTTTAATGTTATTGATGAATTTTATTTTCATGTTATTGTATGGTTATTTGCTTGGTTGTTTTATCCGTGATGGTTTGGAAGGCACCAACGATCCGGAGATTCGTGGGTGTCTGGTATTCGAGTATTACTGTGAGTGTGTGATACGGCGAAAGCTTGTATGTTTCCTTGGTGAGAGTCGCATGAGTTTCTCTGGATGACAGGGGCTTGGTGTGCCAGATCTTGTGTTCTGATGCGGTGATTGGTCGCATGTGTTGCTTGATATGTTTTGACATATTGGTATTGTAATGGTTGATGTTATAAATGTGTGCGGGATAATTATTTTCATGGTTCGATGATTGTTACGAATGAGCGGTTGAAGCGAGTGAGGACGTATTGCTTCCAGCGACCCCAGAATTCTGAGCGCGCGGTGGCGAGGTTCTCTGCGTAAGCGATGAATTTGTCAGGATCTTGTGAGAGTGCTGTGGTGGTCTTGGTAGCTGGATCATATGCCACGAGGTCGGTGAATCCGAATCCTATGAGATTCTCTGGAATGTAATCGACGCTCTCATTCGTGGATCGTGGGACTGTCTCGTCAGGCTTGATGACGACCTGTGTGCCTGTGATTATGAGTTGTTGTGAGCTTGTTTTCATGTTTCGTTTTTATTGTGGGAGCAAGACCGGTCCCGCACCATCTTGTTTCAATGTGCGGGAATCATGCAAGAATATGCTGTGACAAGGAAGTTCGGGTCTGGATTTACAGCAGACCCGTGCCTTGGCGCAGCATATTGCTTTCTTGCATGATAGGTCTTGTGAGCAGCGAAACATGAAAACAAGAGAACAGGAACGAGATAACAGGAACGAGGTTATTGATGAATTAATATGTTACAAATTGTTTATAGGTAACAATTTATGAATATGATAGGATCAGTATATCAAATATATTGACATTGGGACATTATTTTTATTTTTGTGTTATTTTTTATTAAACTAATATGTCTAATAATATGACTGTATAAGTCTCATAAATTATGCCTATGATATATAATATACTTCATATTGCCCGGCCAATAACTGTTTAATAACCGTAATAACTTAATTCACGGCACTGGGTAAACAGGAGTAATAGTAATGAAGACCCTGTAAATCTGGTGCAAGATTATGATATTATGCATGCCTTGGATCGTGATGAGAATCTTGTTCCAATGACCTGAGAGTGAGGAGCGTGAGTTACGGCCCAGGCTCCTTTGGCATTGGATTGGATACTCACATGCATAGCGCCGTGATATGCGAGCGTAAAGCATCATGAACAATCGCCCATGGACGTTGACCCGGTGAGCACGCCAGGGGGCCCAAATACGCACGAACCGAACTGCCACCAACCCACGATCTCTGGGCACCTGCTTTCGGGTCCTCGGATAAAGATAGAATAACCAGGAAAATTAAATCTAGTTTACTTGTCGTTTTGTCCATGTTATATTCTGATCAGATGTCATCGCCGCACAGAGTGCCGTCAGTCGAAGAGATCAAGAACGCACTTGGTCAGCCCACCTCCTATACGTGTCCACCGAGGGGCGAGGACACGTTCACCCGCGCAAATACTCCCATGGAGATGACAAATAGAGTGAACGCACTGCAGCAGCAGATCAGGGCGATGGCGAATAGCAAGAGGATGTCCCCCGCGGAGATCCGGGAGGGGCTGGACATGCTATTTCAGAAATACGATTTTCACCCAGTGGAGAAGTTGATCCAGCTCGCAGTTGGCCCAGAGGGCAGCGAAGACCCTGGTTTCCAGGCAAGGATCTGCATGTTCCTCACGGAGTTCCTTGTGCCGAAATTGAGGAGCGTGGAGGTGAGTGGAACTGTGGATCACGTGCACACCGTGGTTGTGAGAAGATTCGGACCACATGGCATAGTGGATGTGCCGATCAAGAGGGTCCTGCCAGCGGGGGAGGGGATACCCGCATGAGCGAGATCGTGCTCCCATATAGGTATGAGCCCAGGGAATACCAACTCCCGGCGTGGGGATACATGGAGGGCGAGGAGGAGAATAAGAGGGCGGTATGCGTGTGGCATAGGCGCACGGGGAAGGACCTGATGGCGATCAATGTGATCGCGACCAAGTCACAGGAGAGGGTGGGCCTGTATTGGCATCTGTTGCCCACCTATAAGCAGGGCCGCGCGATCGTGTGGAATGGCGCGACGCGAGAGGGCCGTCCGTTCCTCGACCACTTTCCCGAGGAGATCGTCGCCAGCAAGAATGGCACGGAAATGAGAGTGACGTTCAAGAATGGAAGCATGTATCAAGTGGTCGGGACAGACGACATCAATTCACTTGTCGGGACGAACCCTATTGGTTGCGTCTTCTCTGAATATAGCCTGCACGACCCTGGTGCTTGGGACTACATACGTCCGATTCTGCTGGAGAACGGGGGATGGGCACTCTTTATTTATACCGCGCGTGGAAGGAACCACGGATATACTCTCCTGGAAATGGCGAAGAAGAACCCAAGGTGGTTCTCCCAGGTCCTAGTGGCGGGTGATGCGGGGACGAAGCGCCCAGATGGGCGGCCGGTCTTCTCAGATGACATGATCGAGGAGGAGCGGAGGACTGGGATGCCTGAGGAGATGATCCAGCAGGAATACTTCTGCAGCTTTGACGCCCCATTCGTGGGGAGTTACTATGGTCCGCAGATGCTTGCCGCTGAGAAGCAGGGCAGGATACTGGACATGATCCCATACGATAGCAAGTTGCCAGTGCACACCTGGTGGGACATTGGGGTGGATGACAGCACCACGATATGGTTCGTGCAGATGTATGGCATGGAGATCAGGCTCATCGACTACTATGAGAATAGTGGCGAGGGCCTGGGACACTATGCGAAGGTCCTGTCGGGTCAGGCGAGGGGATACGAGCACATGGGAGAATACTTCTATGGGTCGCACCTGGGTCCCCATGACATCGAGGTGAGGGAGCTGGGCACAGGTAAGTCGCGCAGGGAAGTGGCCAAGTCCCTGGGAATCAGATTCAATGTTGCCAAGGTCCATGAGATCATGGATGGGATAGAGATGGTCAGGACGACCCTGTCAAGGTGCTATTTCAGCAAGTTGCGGTGCGAGAGGGGCATCGAGGCCCTGAGGCAGTATCGAAAGAAGTGGGATGAGAACAACAAGGTGTTCCTGAATCATCCACTTCATGACTGGACGAGTCATGCCGCGGACTCCTTCAGGACTGGCGCGATGGGCATGCGCGACAGGAAGAAATTTGAGAAGCCACCACAGATGAGGGTGAATGATGAATATGACTATCTGGGAGCAGGTCGAGGAAATGTATCGCAACAGCAACTACAAGGACAAGCTGTATGAGCACATTAAGTGGCATGTTGAGAACGGATACATCTTTGCCGGCCCTGATTTTTTTCTCATGGGCTCTGCTGTGGGCAACCATGGCTGGTTCATCCATATCGCAATTGGTAAGAACAGGTTGCAGAAGTTCTTATCTCTTATGCCTTATGATCTTCCTCATATCGGGTTTAGTCGCGATCCTAGTGGAAGTGGCACTATTGTTTGGTATGATACTGATAAATTCGTGAAACACTTATGAAGATCACATTAAATAAGAATCGTTTTATTGGTGGATTTGGCGGTGGCGGGATGCCATCAATGCCAAAACCTCCCGCACCTCCAAGCAAGGACCAGGCCGCATTGGATGTGATGCAGGGAAAGCAGAAGGCCCCGAAGGGATTTGATTCGACAATCCTTGGGGACAACAGGACGAGACCCACTGGGCAGATGAAGACGCTGCTGGGGGAATAATGCTGACGAATCATAACAAACCTTATGACAGATCCAATTGCTGATTTCGTGATGCATCGCTTCGAGAAGATGCGGAGCATCAGGGCGCCATTTGAGACCGACTGGCAGGACGTGAGATATTACGTGCGCCCGATCACCCAGTTCGCGTCATTCGCGCCACAGCTGCAGTTCTATACTGTCATGCCTGAGACGATGTATGATGGCACCGCGCCCGAGGCGCTGGAGCAGCTTGCCTCGGCACTGCACTCATACTTGTCTAATCCGGCTGAGAGGTGGTTCGACATTCAGCTGGAGGGCGAGAATGTGTGGGACCAGGATCCGAATGTTGTGCAGTGGCTT